GTACATTGTAAACAAAGAAGGCATATCAATTGAGGAATTAGAGATGAAAGGAATGGACATTATGAAATCTAATTTTCCACCCCTATTTAGAAATTTTGGAGAAAATTTAATCAAAAATATTTTATTTGGTAAACCAAAAATCGAAATAGATAAAGACGTAATGGAATTCAAGAAAATGGTTGGTGAAATTGAGTGGATCAACTTACTAAAACCAACAGGATTGAAGAAAATGGGTGAATATATTGAACGTAAACCTATGGCTGGTGATTTATTTTCCAAATTAAAATTAAAATGTCCTGTAAACACAAAAGCAGCGATTAGATACAACGATTTTTTAAAATATAAAAAACTCAATGTAAAGTATCCTGAATTTACCATTGGAGATAAAATGTATATAGCTAACCTAAAACCAAACCCATACCAAATTGACACTATAGGATACAACGGCTACAACGATCCAGATGACATTACAGAATTAATTAACAAATATATTGATAGAGATGGTTTATTTGATAGTGTAATGCGAAACAAATTAGAAACCGTGTACAATGATATTGGTTGGGATTTTAATTTGAATCCATTTAAAGCGAAATTCTTTACATTCAACTAGGAAACTTGGCAACCTTACTTTTTTTATATATTTATACCCAGAAACAAAATTTAAACAAATGAAAGATATTATTAAAATGAACAAATTAGCTGGTACTATCACAGAAAGTCAAGCTAAAAGAATGATGGATATTTTAAATGAAAATGAATTCCAACCCCTATTCAAATCAATACGCGATTTACCTATCGTAGATTTCCAAAGAAAACAATTTGACCAACTAAACGATTTGTATAATGCTTATCTTGTAAAATATGCAGATTCAAAAGGAGATAACGGTTCCCAAATGTCACCTAATGAGTTAAATCGTAAATATGGTGAAAAAATTAGATCTGAATTAGGTGTAGACTCTATTAGAACTGCTGATATTGCTACGGCATTGATAAAAGCGGGGCTTATTAAACAATAAAACCTTAATAATCTTTAAAGAAAAGCTTGCCTACCAGCAGGCTTTTTTGTATCTTTAACATATGGTAAATAAGTTAATTCTACAATCGGTTATAAACAAATACTACTTGGGCGAAAACGAGTCCGTCAAGTGGAAAATTAAAGACAAAACCTTAACTATTGACTTTATGTCAATTTCCAAAGAGGTAATAGGAAACATTACCCACAACAATATAGACATTGAAGACAGTGAGCTAGCCATATTTGACACTAAAAAACTACTTAACTTAATAGGAATTACCTCAGGTGATTTGCTATTTACCTTAGAAAAAAATAGAAACTTATGTACTAAAATGCATTTTGCAGATAGTGACTTTAATTTAACATATGCTTTAGCTGATCCTTTACTTATTGGTAGAGTAGGTGCTGTAACAGAACCTGAATGGGATGCTGTATTGCCATTTGAAAAAGAATATGTCGACAATTTAGTTAAAGCAAAATCTGCTTTAGCAGGTATTGGTTTATTAACAGTATCTGTTGACAAAGACTTGAACGGAGATGATATGTGTGTGTTCACTTTTGGAGATGAACAAGGCCATAACAACAAGATCACTTACCAAATGTATGGTAAAATTAAACAACAAAAAATTGAAATACCATTTAATTCAGATATATTCAAAAATATACTCCACGTAAATAAAGATTTAGAAAGCGGTACTTTATATTTGAGCTACCAGGGTTTAATGAAACTTGAATTTAAATCAGAGAACACTACAAGCAAATATTATATGGTTCGTAAAGAGGAAAGTGCCTTTTAGTATGTATAATAGAATTAGGAAATTCAAATAAGTTTTCGTATATTACAGTTATAAATTTAAATTTAGTTATGCAAGAAACAAAACGACGCGGTCGTCCCGCTAGAGACGAGAATGACACACAATCCAATTTATGTACAATTAAGGATCCAAACATGGAGCCCTTTTATATTGTTAAAGATGCAACAAACTTTACAGTAATGGAATTGTCTACTTCTATGAGAGGATTTGCTGGTAAAAAAGCAACTGGAAAAGAGGTAGAAAAAATAATTGGACATTACAGCAATTTTTCAAATGCACTAAATCGTGTAGCTAAAGAAAAATTTTATCAAAACGAGAATTCGTACAATTCAATCCAAGATTATATTGAAACTTGGAACACAGTCAAAGAAGGAATAGAAACAATGTTAAACAAAGTAAAATTATGAGTAAATTAGAAGCACTTTTTGATGCAGTTATAGTTAAACCAATTGAAACGGAAGAAACAATGTATGGCTCTATCGTTATACCAGATGCTGGAAAAGATAGAAACGAACATGGAACCGTTATAGCTGTAGGACCTGGAACATATACAGTAACAGGAACATTTTTAGAAACCGAAATAAAAGTAGGTGATGTAGTAATTCTTCCAACAATGGGGTTTTCAAAACTTCAACACGATGGAGATGAATATTATATAGGGAACGAGAAACAAATATTAGCAAGAGTTAAAACAGAAAATTAAGATGAGCAAAAAAATAGAATTCGGAGCAGAAGCTCGTAAAAAATTAGTTAAAGGTATTGACACTTTAGCAGATGCAGTAGTAGCAACATTAGGACCTAACGGAAGAAACGTTGTGTATATAGAAAACGGAATGGTTGTTTCAACTAAAGATGGAGTATCTGTAGCAAAACAAATTGGTTCACTAGAGGACCCAATTGAAAACTTAGGTGCTCAAATGGTTAAACAAGCAGCAGTAAAAACATCAGACCACGCAGGTGATGGAACAACAACATCAACTTTACTTGCTCGTGAATTAGTTAAAGGTGGACTAACCAAATTAAATGAAGGAGCAAATGCTGTTGAAATTAAAAGAGGAATTGACGCTGGAGTAAAAGAAGTACTTACAGTACTTAAAGAAAACTCAGAAAAAATTTCATCGGAAGAACAGCTACAACAAATTGCTACTATATCAGCAAACAATGATGTTGAAGTAGGAAAATTAATTGCTCGTGCTATGGAAAAAGTAGGACGTGAAGGTGTAGTTTACATTGAAGAGTCAAAAACAGACGAAACATATTTAGAAGTTGTAGAAGGAATGCAATTCGATCGTGGATACAAGTCTCCATATTTTGTTACCAACAATAACAATATGTCAGCATTGCTTCAAGATGCTTATGTTTTGATTGCTGATCACCGTTTTACTCAAGTAAAAGAATTGTTGCCAATTTTAGAAGGTGTATCGCAAAAAGGAAAATCGCTTTTAATTATTGCAGAAGATGTAGATGGAGAAGCTTTAGCTACACTTATTGTAAATAAAATGAGAGGTACACTTCAAGTAGTAGCTGTTAAAGCTCCGGACTTTGGTGAACGTAGAAAATTAATTTTAGAAGATATTGCTATCTTAACAGGTGGAACCGTATTTGACAAAGAAAAAGGCATGAAACTAGACAAATTCAATTGGGAATGGTTTGGTGAAGCTAAAACAGTTACAGTATCTAAAGAAAAAACCACTATTATTGATGGCCAAGGAACAGCAGAAGCAATTTCAGAACGTGTAGAATCACTTACAGCACAACTTGAAAAAGCAGCTACTCCATTTGAAATGGAAAAATTACAAGAACGTTTATCTAAATTTGTAGGTGGTGTTGCTTTAGTTCACGTAGGTGGAAGTACTGAAACCGAAATGAAAGAGAAAAAAGATAGAGTTGATGATGCACTTCACGCTACACAATGTGCCCTAGAAGATGGTATTGTACCAGGTGGTGGTTCAGCTCTATTATATGCTCGTGAAGGCATTACTTATGGGAAAGACGCTTCAGATGATTTCAACTATGGAAAAAAATTAGTTTACAAAGCATGTGGTAAACCATTTGAAACGATTTTGAAAAATGCAGGATATGCTGAAATTGATATGTATCCAATTAATATGCAAATCGGTAAAGCCGAAGGTGTTTGGAGTGGTTACAATATTAAAACAGAAACTATCGTTGACATGAAAGAATCCGGTATCATAGATCCACATAAGGTAACTAAAAATGCACTTATGAACGCTGCATCAATTGCTGGAACAATTTTATTAACAGAATGTACAATAGTGGATACACCAGAAGACAAAAAAGAATCTGGAATAGATCCTATGATGGGAATGATGTAATATGAAAACAGAAAAAATAGAATACCACGAACTTATCGCTACACGAGTACCACCAGGAGATTCCTGGTTGCTCGTGGATGATAAAAATAAAGTCATCCATAAATCACTAACAGATGTTTTAGAGGCATGGTTTGACAAAAATCAAGAGAAAGTAGAATTTCTTTTAGCTCCTTTAGATAGCAAAATTTATGTTACCCGAAGTGAAGAAAAAGAAATCCAACCTGAACCAATTAAACGATTTAACATATATGGAGACCCTCAATAACGGGTCTCTTTTTTTACATATTTATAACTATGAAATTAACTGATATATTACGCGAAATTGAAGGTGAAGAAGATGGAATGAGCCAATTGAAGGTAAATTACGATCTTGCTGTTCAACCAAAAAATATAGACGCAGCTCTTGAAGCTATGGATAATATTTCAAATTATGGCATTTATGCCCAAAATATGCGTGATCCACAAGCTATTGTAAAAGCATTTGGTCCTTCAATCCCTGCTCAAAAAGCAGGAGCTGCTTGGAAAGATTGGGATTCTCGTTCAGAAGATGAAAAAGCATTCAAGTTAATTGATTTGAAAAATAGAGTACCTGAAGCATTTGCTACAGCTGAAAAAGAAGCAGAATCAGGGTATGAAAGATGGCAAGCAGAAGGAAACGATGGTAGTATAAATGACTACTTGTTTACATTATCCGGAAAAGAACTTCCAAAAGATATTATTGGACGATATGGTGCTAATTATTTCCCAATGAAAACACCAGACAATTTGAAAAAATATGGTGGTAAATTGGAAAAAGATATTCATTATATAGTAAAAGATGGAAAAATTGTTTTCCCTTATACACTTGAAAATCCATACAAAACAAAACCATATTTGTCTAAAGTATTGAAAACAATTATGGACAATGCAGGAGTTGAATTTCAATTAGTGGATGTTGAACAAGATGGTGGTGAAGCACCAAAAACAGTAGAAAAACCAAAAGCTGAAACTGTTCCTCCATTATCTGTAACAGCAGATAGTTTAGATAAAATAGATAAAATTCGTAAAGAATTTCAAAAAGAAATTGGAGAGGTTCCAACAGCAAAATACGAAACAGAAACAACTAAAACAGAAGAAGGAACCCAATACAAACTAGTTGTAACTGGTATTTCAGCTGATCAACGTAAAAAACTTCTAGTTAAAAAATCTACGTTGAAAGAGGAAATGGAATTTGATTTCGATTTATATAGAATGAAAAAATTAGCAGGATTATAAAATAAAATAAAATGACAAACGAAATATTTAGAATGCAAATGTTGGCTGGTATAATTACTGAAGGACAATATAAAGCTAAATTAAATGAAGTTGTAGAAGTACCAACTTGGCTAAAAGGTAAACTAGAAGATGTTCACATTAAACCAGGTCAAGGATCAATTTTTTCAAAACCTATTGATGCTGTATTAAAGTTAGCCCAAGATGCTTTAGATAAAGAATCAAACATAGATAAAATAGCTAATAGCACAGGCACATTAACAGTTAAATCCTCTGGTATTGGATATAACTTAGTTTTACCTATAGAACAAGCTAAAAAACTTCCTGGAGCTAAAGAAAGTGAAGTAGAAAAAATTGAAGGACCTAATAAAGTAAAAGTACCCGCTATTACTACTACTGCTCCATTAACCCAATTTAAATCAGATGAATTAACAGTAATTGTTCGCCCTAAAAAAGATGAAGCAGGAGCAGTTATTCCAAATGAATATATAGTACTATCAGCATTTCCAGGAGATCCAAATATTCCAAGAGCATCTGAATGGGGAGGTAAATATGCAGTAATTATTCCTGGGGAAAATGGAATTTGATTTCGATTTATATAGAATGAAAAAATTAGCAGGATTATAATGAAACACTCACAACTTAGACAACTGATTAAAGAGGAAATTAAAAATATCCTCCAAGAATCTATAAACATGAATGATGTATATTTCATTTTAAAAACCTATAAATTTAACCCAAGAATCATTGATGGTAATAGAATTACAGGAATCAAATCTATCGATTTTGGAACATATGATGAAAAAACAGGTGAAGATGCAGGAATGCTAAGAATTGACTCAGAAGGTGCAATATATGGTCAAGATAATTGGGGAATGGATATTAAAAATGAAAATGAGATTTTAGATGCTATTGACCAATATAGAAAAAACCAAAAAGATTTAGAAATTTCTAAAAAATCAAAAAATATTTAAACAAAGAAGCTTGCCTAGTGCAGGATTATAATATTTATAATAAAATAAAATGAAAAAAGAACAACTTAGAATGCAAATGTTGGCTGGTATTATTACCGAAGGCCAATATAAAGAAAAATTAGAAGAGTTTAATGCTAATTACGGTTCATTTGATTCAGAAATGAATGAAGTAGAAGAAGAACGAAAATATGATGAAGATATAACTAAAAAAACTTACAAATATGGATTTTATAAATTAGTTTATCCAAATACTCCCCAATATGAAATAGGTGATGAAGTTAGAGTTAAAGATGGTCGTAAAATTAAAATAGTTACTATAACAGATAAAAAGGAAATACCTTATAAAAATGCCGGTGGGAATGCATTTCGCCCACATTCTTTTCAATATGAATTCAAATAAAAATTCAAATAATTTAATTTAAAAGGCTTGCTTATCGCAAGCTTTTTTTGTATATTAAGGTTATGAAAGAAAATACGTTATATGTAGAACGTTTTCGCCCTACCGAACTGAAATACTATGTTGGTAACGAAAATGTAAAAGACACAATACAAAAATACCTTAATCAAGGTGATATTCAAAACTTTATCTTTTATGGTCCACCTGGAACTGGAAAAACTACACTAGCAAAAATTATCGTTAAAAATCTAGATTGCGATTATCTTTATATAAACGCATCCGATGAAAATGGAATTGACACTATTAGAGAAAAAGTAAAGGGATTTGCTAGTTCTGCCTCTTGGAAAAGTATTAAAGTAGTAATTCTAGATGAAGCAGATTTCATCACAATTCAGGGACAAGCCGCGTTACGTAATGTAATTGAAACATTCTCCCGTTCAACACGATTTATATTAACCTGTAACTTTATTGAGCGAATCATTGATCCACTTCAATCACGTTGCCAGGTACTTAAAATTGTACCTCCATCTAAAACAGATGTATACAACCATTTAGATTGGATATTAAAGGATCAATTATCTATTTCATATAAACCTGAAGATTTAAAATCACTTATAGTACAGTACTATCCTGACATGAGAAAAATGTTGAATGTACTTCAAATGTCTGTAAAAGATGGCTGTATTGAACTAGATAAAACAGTTTTAACCTCAAACAACTATATTAAAGAGGTATTGAAGGAACTAATGGGAAGTAAAAAATGGCTTACCGTTAGACAAATTATAGCGGATTCAAATACAAAGGACTTTGAAGAATTGTATCGTAATTTATTTGAATACAGTTCAAAATATGCTCCTGGAAAGGAAGGTTCCGTTGCAATTATATTAAACGAACATTTATATCAAGCAAATTTTAGAATAGATAAAGAAATAAATGTAATGTCGGCTTTAGCTAAAATCATAGAAACAATATAAACCAAAATAAAAATCAAATGAAAACACAATCAAAAACACCCCCACAAATGAACATTGACTTTAACAATACAACATCAGTTGATGGATTTAATGGGGAAAAATTATTCGGACAAGCATTTGTAATCCGTAGAGTATCTAAATTTATTGCAGGAACAGATGAAGATCAACTAATCCCAATTACTGTATTTTACGATTTAGAATCAAAGAAAATACTCCCAGATTCGTTACCTTCAGAATTGAAAGAAGAATATAAAGATATTACATTAAGTGTCTAAAAAACAAATTAAGGATTTATGGGGGTGGTTAAATGAAATCACCCTCTATAAAACCCCAATTGAAAACATTTCGGAAGAATCGTGGGATAAATGGAACTCTTACGTGGTTAATCGATACGTATCGATGGATATACGCTATGTTGAATTAGCAAACTATATTCAAACAATACCATACGATAACAAACACCAACTATACCAAATTTATCGAGAAATGATCCCTAAATCCAAAGTGTTTTTGAAATATCTCAAGTCAAAAACAAAGAAAAAACCTGCTACATTGATAGAATATGTAGCAAAATATTTTGAATGTAGTTTAGGGGAAGCAGAAGAATATATTGACATATTACGTGACCATGGCACCAGAAAGGTACTTTACGATATGGGAATGGATGAAAAAGAAGTAGAAAAATTATTGAAAAAATGAATAGAGAAATTAAGGTTACAGATTCAATTGTAGACTCCATTATAGACAAATTTGTTGCTAGAGCCACCATTGGGAAACAAAAGTATGGAACAGATTTAGACCGCAACGACCTAGAACTAGAAGAATGGCTAGAACATAGTATCCAAGAAAAAATGGATGACATATTATATATCCAGAAAGCTTTAATAGTATTGCGCGAAGCAAAAAATACATAATATTTATAATAAAATATATAAAATGGAAAAAGACACATTACGCATGCAATTCCTTTCAGGTGTAATCACAGAAAGTGAATATAAAATCAAATTACTTAACGAACTTCAATATTTTCACAATGGTGCTGAGATGAATCAAATCATTAATTATGATGATAGTGATATTACTGATGATTTAGAGTCTTTAGGTCAAGGATCAATGGATGGACAAGATTTTACCCCGGGCAGTACATATGATATTGGAGGGCAAGAATATAAAATAGAATCCCAAGGTGATGAATTTAAACTTGTATTAGCTGAAGCATTAAATAAATCTTTAAACGAATCCATGATTGGAGGAATTGTAGGAATTGGAGCAATTAACCAAATCCCACCACGTGCTAAAGCAGATTATGAAACAGCGTTTGAACATTTCTTAGGTGGAAAATATGGTTTAAATGAAGTTGAAGAAGTAGAAGAAAAAACTTATTTTCCACAAGGGGAATTTAAAAGCACTGAAAATTTTGAAGATTTCTTAAAAGAAATTGATGCTATGCCTAAAGAATCAGTTAGACAAATTATGGGAAAACACCATTATATCCCAACCCCAGGTACTTACCAACAACAAGCTAAAAACTACGATAATGATATTAAACTCTATATGGAAGATAATATAGGCAAAACTGATTTGTATCAACTTGAGGAGTATTGGAAATTTTACATATCTGATGAATACAGAAAAAAATAATATGAACCCAAGAGATATAATTACAGTAGATGTTCCTTTATTTATTCGTTTACTCGAATATGCTAGAGAAGATGCTCAAACAGACATGGATTTACATGATGTAGCAGAAAACATTATATCATTGGCTGCTTCCGGTAAAACACTATCTATGGAAGATTACAGTACAATAATTGGATCTCAAGAAGATATTAATGAACGTAGAATGCTTCAAGTAAGAGCAGGAATCATTAGATAAGACAAAATGAACAAAGAACAATTACGTATGCAAATGTTGGCTGGTGTAATCACCGAAGGCCAATACAAAGAAAAATTAGAAGAAAATTCTGATAAAATAAAATATTTAGAAGATGCTTTACGTAATGTTTGGAACATGGGTAAAGATAATAACCCTATTGACTTTAACAAATTAGCTAAAAGTATAGACGATGACATGTTTACTATATTAAACAACGCGCTCGAAAAATTCACCTCGGAAATGGACGATAGCGAAGTATGGTAATGAACGTAAATAATTAAATAAAATTAAACCCACGGCTTAGGACCGTATAGCTACGGCTATAAAAATTATCCTAGTATCGCTACAGGGATATTTTTAAAAACTAAAAGAAAGCTTGCCTATGGCAGGCTTTTTTTGTATCTTTGTGTAATGAAAAAGAAGTTACCTTTACTATTAAAAGAAATTAAGAGTAAACAATTACCAACAATAGATTATGCAACTCAAAAATCTATTTCATATTCTCAATTATCCATGTTCAATGAGTGTCCTAAAAAATGGTCACTCCAATACAAAGAAGGATATAAACAATTTACTTCCTCCATCCATACTGTTTTTGGAACAGCATTACATGAAGTACTTCAATCATATTTAACTACAATGTATGGAAAAAGTGGAGCAGAAGCAGATAAACTAAACACATACGAAATGCTCGAAGATGCATTACGTGAAGAATATAAAAAGCAATATAAATCAAACAATAATCAACACTTTACCTCCCCTGAAGAACTTAGGGAATTTTTTGAAGACGGGGTAGAAATCATAAGAGAATTTGCTAAAAACAGAAACAAATATTTTTCTAAACGCGGTTGGCATTTAGTAGGATGTGAGTTACCTCTTATACTCCACCCCTCTCCAAAATTATACAATGTAATGTTCCAAGGTTACTTGGACATTGTAATGTACCACGAGCCAACAAACACAATCAAGATCATAGATATTAAAACCAGTAAACAAGGTTGGAGCAAAAAAGAAAAATCAGACGAAAATAAACAATTTCAACTTATACTCTATAAAAAATATTTCTCTGAAACCTACAATTTACCATTAGAGAATATAGAAATAGAATTTATGATAGTAAAACGTAAACCCTTTGAAAGTGATAAATTCGTAATCAAACGTGTACAATTATTTAAACCTGCATCAGGTAAAGTAAAATTAAATAAAGTATCCAAATCAATTGAAGAATTTATAGAACAAGCATTTGATAAAAATGGATACAAAGATGTTGAACATCAACCAACCCCACATAAAAATTGTAATTGGTGTTTGTTTAACAAAACTCATTTATGCTCTGCAACATATGTATAATAAAATAATATTTAAATATGTTTGATTTAAGAAAATTTTTAACTGAAAACCAACTTACTTCAACCTCTAGAATGGTTAATGAAGTTTCTATCCAACAACTCCAAACTGATTTTGTTGACACTGGAAGAATAACAAAAGAAACATTTGGTGATATTTTAAAAGCAACTCAAAACGATAGTGCTTTAGCTACATGGTTAACTGCTAGAGTTGCAGGAACTAAAAAAGACCCTGCAATTATTAAACCAGAAGACATTTACAAATATGAACAATATTTTAATGTTTTTAAACGTAGAAAAAAAGAATACCCTACCTCAGATATCAATCAAATAAAAACCTCTCAACAGATCCAAAATTTTATTAAAACATCTACTGATTTGGCATCTCAAGAAGAAGAAAACCCATCAGCTCAAAAAGGTGTTTCTAAAACAGAAAAATTTAAAGATCTTAAAATTGGAGATTATAATGGATTTTCCGTTTACATGATCCCAAAAGGAAGAAAAGATTTATACCCAACCTCATGTGAATTAGGATCCGGAACAGAATGGTGTACAGCTACAGGTAATACCTCTAGCTATTTTGAAAGCTACATTAAATCAGGCCCTTTATTTATCTTTATAGACAATTCAGACCCAAAAAACAAATATCAAGTTAGCTTTGAAGAAGAACAATTTATGGACAGATATGATGCCCCAATGTATAATGCATATTAATTTTTTAAGATTATGGAATATATAAAAGTACCTTATGTACGTTTAAAAGGAAAAAAATATGGGGGAGACCTTACTCCTGAAGAAAATGAATCAATTAATAACTTTTATTTTAATTCTTTTGGAGAGGGAACATCAGAGGCATATGGAGGAACATTTCAAGAATTATATAAAACATATAAAAATGGAGAAGACCCATTAGACATGTATTCAATTCCTGCAGGTAAGATTACTAACCCAGAAAAAATTGTAGCCATCCATAATGCTATTACTGCCATAGCTAAAAAATATGGATATAATCCTCCCAATGAATCTGAATTAGCAGGAGCAGTTACCTCAGAAGCCTTCCAAAAACTATCAGTTCCTAATTCATATTTTGTAACATCTCAAGATGATGCAGAACATATTTTAGTTATAACAGACAACGATTCCAAAATAATTTATTTAGGACTCCCAGCAGATGAGGAGTTTGAATATTTTGTTAGTGTTGATAAAAATGGAAATATGTTAATTCCAAAAGAGGCATATGATGAGGATTTAGATGTATTTTAAAAAAGTTTTATGATAAATAGTTATGACGAAATTTATAATATTTTAGATAGATATTATATTCCAATTCAATTTAAATATCCATTTATTTCATTAGGTGGAAGTATTCCTTTAATTCTAAATAAGCAAATCCCATTTAGACCAATAAAAGATATAGACATTATTTCAACTCAATTTATAAGTAAAGCAGAAATCAAACACGAGATATTTGGTTACCCTTTATATGAAATAGAAGAAGAAACATTCAATATAAGTGAATATAGATTAGCATGTAATAAACCATTTACTCAAGGAGTAGGATTAGATATTTTTGTTAATCCAAAAGCAACTTACTACTATGTTAAATTCAAAGATTTAAAATTAAGAATATCTCCTCCCGAGGAAATTATACAATTTAAATTTAAAGGATATTCTAGTGGAGAAAAAACAAATGAAGATTTAAAATCATTCTTTACCCTTTTATAACTTTACCCCCATTATTACATACGTATATATGATATAAAAATATAAACATATACACCATGAGTGAAAAAAACCAACAATTAACAAGTGTCAAATTAGATAAAGATCTATTTGAGCAATTTAGAGTAGAATGCATTAAACGTAAATTCTCTTTTCAAAAACTATCGGAACGAGCAATTCACCTTTACTTAACAGATGATGAATTTAAAAGACAAATTCACAATCATAACGATTTAAGTTTGGAAGAACAAAATTAAGTTATTACATTTAAATAAAAACAAAATAAAGTTATATGAATTCAAGTTTTAATTATCTCCCTCAAAACGAGAGGAAAAAAATCATGCTAATTTGTGACGACATTAGAGTACACTCTGGAGTAGCAACTATAGCAAAAGAGCTAGTATTAAATACAGCTCAACATTTTAATTGGGTAAATATTGCAGGTGCAATTAACCATCCTGAAAAAGGAAAACGTTTTGACTTATCTCAAGACACAAACACAAACACAAAATTAACAGATGCTTCTGTTTTCTTGTATCCTGTAGATAACTATGGAGATGCTGATTTGATCAGACACATGATTGAGGTTGAAAAACCAGATGCAATTATGTTAATTACTGATCCAAGATATTTTGAATGGCTGTTTGCAATTGAAAATGAGATTAGAAAACACATGCCAATCATTTATTTAAATATTTGGGATGACTACCCAGCACCGCTATACAATAAAGCATTTTATGAATCATGTGATGCATTGTTAGCTATTTCAAAGCAAACTAAATTAATTAATGAGCTTGTTTTAGATGAAAAAAGAGGTAAAAAAATAATTGAGTATGTTCCTCACGGTTTAAATCACGATATGTACTATCCAATTGTAAAAGAGGATGAGCTAAAAGAATTAGAGACATTAAAGTCTACTATATTTGGTGGTAAAGAAAAAGATTTTGTTGTATTTTTTAATTCAAGAAACATTAGAAGAAAACAAATTCCGGACACAATGCTTGCTTTTAAAATATTTTTAGATACTTTACCTAAAGAAAAAGCAGCTAAATGTGCTCTATTAATGCATACAGAAATAGTAAGTGAGCATGGAACCGATTTAAACGCAGTGCGTGAAATACTATTTAATGATTATCCAGATGCAATATATTTTTCAACTAATCCACTTTCACCACAACAATTAAACATGATGTATAATATTGCGGATGCACAAATTCTATTAACTTCAAATGAAGGATGGGGTTTATCACTAACGGAAGCAATTTTAGCAGGAACTGTAATCATAGCTAATGTAACAGGTGGAATGCAAGATCAAATGGGATTTGAAGATGAATTTGGAAAATGGTATACACCTTCTCCTGAAATACCTTCAAACCATACTGGAAGATACAAAAACCATGGTTGCTGGGCATTCCCAGTGTATCCAACAAGTCGCTCAATTCAAGGTTCACCTACAACACCATATATTTGGGATGATAGATGCACAGCAGAGGATGCAGCCGCTCGAATATCTGAAGTATATGCTTTAGGTAGACCAATGAGAAAAGAACTTGGAGCTACAGGCAGACATTGGGCGGTAAATGATGTAGGATTTACAGCAGAGGATATGGGAATTAAAGCAATAAACGCGATAGATCAATTATTTAACACGTGGACTCCGCGAGAAAAGTATGAGTTAATCAATTGCAATGAAGTAAAAGAAAACACAATTAATCACAAATTTGTATATTAAAATAAAGTTATGAGTAAACCAACATTTTTAATTTCGTGCCCAATTGATACTTACAGTGGATATGGAGCACGTTCACGAGATATCGTTAAAGCAATTATTGAATTAGATAAATATGAAGTAAAAATAATGCCTCAAAGATGGGGACAAACCCCAAAAGGATTCATTCAAAATCATCCAGAATGGAATTTTTTATCTAAACACATGATAACAGTTCAACCACCTAACCAACCTGAAATTTGGATGCAAATTACAGTTCCAAATGAATTTCAACCTGTTGGAAAATATAACATTGGATGTACCGCAGGAATTGAATCAACTATTGCTCCTGGTGATTGGATTGAAGGTTGCAATCGTATGAACTTGATTTTAGGATCATCAAAACACACAATTGATGTGTTAAAAAATAGTAAATGGGAAAAACGAGATAAACAAACAAACCAATCTCAAGGAATGCTTGAGTGGAATGGAGAGAATGAAATTATATTTGAGGGCGCAAACACAGATATATATAAGCCAGTAAAATCAACATTTGATTTATCTAATATTAAAGAGGACTTTGCTTATTTATTTGTAGGTCATTGGATGGAAGGTCAAATGGGAGAAGATAGAAAAAATGTAGGATTGCTTATTAAAGCATTCTATGAAACATTTAAAAACAAATCTAAAAAACCTGCACTTATACTAAAAACATCAACTGTAGGTTCTTCTTATTTAGATAGAGATAGAATATTAAAAAGAGTTAAACAAATTAAAGATTCTTGTAAATCAAATAATTTACCTAATGTATATTTACTACATGGTGAATTTTCGGATGAAGAAATAAATGAAATCTACAACCATTCAAAAGTTAAAGCAATGGTTAATCTAACTAAAGGAGAAGGATTTGGTCGCCCGTTACTTGAATTTTCACTTGTAAACAAACCAATAATTGCATCAAATTGGAGCGGCCCTGTAGATTATTTAAACCCTGAATTTACAACATTGCTTCAAGGCACAATGACTAAAATCCATCCATCAGCAGCAAATCATATGTTGCTAGCGGATGCAGAATGGTTTTCGGTAGATACAGGACACGTAGGGCACTATTTAAAAGATGTATTTGAAAACTATAAAGGATATGCTGAAAATGCAAAGCGCCAAGGTTTCCAATCTCGCTCTAAATTTTCATATGAAGCAATGAAAGAAAAACTAGGTAAACTATTTGAAGAAAAAATCCCGGAATTTCCAAAACAAATACAATTAAAATTGCCTCAATTAAAAAAGATTGAATTGCCAAAACTAAATAAAATAGAATTACCAAAATTAAAACCCGTAGAATAATGCAAAAAGAAGAAATAGTTGACTGCCCTAAATCAGGAGGAAATTTATGTTACAAAATTCAAGTAACACCAGAAATACAAAATTTTCAAAGTTTATCATGTGGATTTTGGACTAATTCATTTATGAAAGAGGGACATGAATTTTATCAAACTCAAATAGAAACACTACCTGAATTGTATAAAGATTTAGCTTGGACTGATCCTGAAACTGGTTTAATTTGGTTGCCACAAACACTAAATATTGCTGACAAAGGAATGGTATTTGCCAATGGCACAAATTCCCAAAATTGGGGATGGGCAGCTGTTAAAGCTATAAAAGTACCTAAAAAAGATAAAAAGAAATATCCAATCCCTGGTAAACCTGGAGAATTTATGGAATATAGAATGGATATGATAAACATGAAAAAGTTTGAAGAGCGTGACTATATGGATGCCCTTTCGTATATTGGAATATTACCTGAATAAAATATATGAGAATAAGTTATGCAATTACTGTTTGTACTGAGTTTTTAGAGATCCAACGATTGATAAACTTTTTACTTAAACATAAACGAGCTCAAGATGACATTGTAGTATTATTTGATGAAGCAAATGGAGGCAAAGAAATTGAAGCATACCTAAGATCCCATTCAGTTAATGGAGAATTTAGTTGGTATACAGGAAAATTTGAAAGACATTTTGCAGATTGGAAAAACAAATTAACTAGCTACTGTACTGGAGATTATATATTTCAGATAGATGCAGATGAAATTCCAACTAAAACATTAATAGAATATTTACCTGATATTATTGAGGGTAACCCAACAGTAGATGTGCTACTAGTACCTCGAATTAACACAGTAGAGGGATTAACAGATAAACATATTCAACAATGGGGATGGAATGTCAATCCAAATGGATGGGTAAATTTTCCCGATTATCAATGGCGCATTTGGCAAAATAAGCCAGAAATCAAATGGAAAAATAAAGTACATGAGGTGCTAGAGGGTTATAAAATAATGTCTACTTTACCTTCAGAAGAGGAGTATTGCTTATATCACCCAAAAACAATAGATAAACAAGAAAAACAAAACAATTATTACAATACATTATGACCTCAGAAATTTTTAAAAATGAAGATGGTGATTTTATCATTTTCCCAAATGATGCTATAGCCCAACATATAAAATCAGGTAAACCTTGGGAATCCCATTTCTCCCCAGTAATTGAACAATTTATATCTCCTGGAGATACTGTTTTAGATTGTGGAGCTAATTTTGGTTATAATGCGGTATTGATGGGTAAAAGACTTAATAATAATGGGTTATTGGTAGCATTTGAACCCCAAAGAATTATCCATCAACAATTAAATGGAAATTTAATTTTAAACAATATTTTTAATTCTATCACATATCAAGTAGCTTTAGGAGACGGTACCCAAAAATCAACAACAATGAGACCCGTAGATTATGAATTATCTTGGGTAAATATTGGAGATACTTCTATTGGAGAAGGTGGGGAAGAAGTAGATATCTATAAGCTAGATGATTTTGATTTCCCTCAAGTAAGTTTTATTAAGATAGATGTACAAGGATATGAACTTTTTACTTTAGAAGGTGCTAAAAATTTACTTACTACACAAAAACCAACATTATTTATTGAAATAGAACCACACCAATTAATCAAATTTGATATAACAGAAAACCAATTAATTGATTATATTAAATCATTTGGTTATAGGATGTTTAAAATAAATAATGAATATCCTTGTGATCATATTTGCACCGTTAATGATATAGATAAAATAGAAGCCTTAAAAGACATTTTACCATTAGTTGAAATATGAAAACAATTTTATTTTTTGATCCTAACTTAAATGAAAGAGGAACTAGTATAGCAACATATGACTATGCTCATTTTAACGAAACTATTTTAGGAAATAAATCAGTTATAGCATCCCTTAATACATCAGAATTAAAAAGTTTTGATAAATTTAATTCAAGATTTGATACCCATATTTTTGATTTATTTTCTCAAATCCAAAAATTTCCGTGTGACTATTTTTATTCATTAAAATATGGATTCAATGATGGACAATCACATCCTGATGCTAAAAATTTAGTTCATGTTGTTTTTCCTTCATACGAACCTCATGGTGATATATATGCATATGTATCTAAATGGTTAGCTGAAAATCATGGAAATAAATCTCCATATGTACCTCATATGGTAAACTTACCTGAAGTTAAATCAAATTTTAAAGAGTTTTTTAATATAAAGAATCAATTAGTTATAGGTTGGTATGGTGGAAATAATTTTGAAATCCCATTTGCTAAACAAGCTGTTATTGATGTTGCATCTAAACGTAAAGATATTGTGTTTTTATTTATGAATCAAGATTCATTTTGCGATTTAGAAAATGTTATTTTTATTGCTGGTACAACTGATCAATATCAAAAAGTATCTTTTATAAACACTTGTGACATTATGATTCATGCTCGGGAAAGAGGAGAAACATTTGGATTAGCTATAGCTGAATTTTCTTCTAAAAACAAACCTATTATCACATACTCATTATCCCCAGAAAGAAATCATATTGAAATCCTTCAAGATAAAGGAATATATTATTCTAATTTTAATGAATTATCAAATATATTATTTAACATTCAACATTCTGATATTAAAAATAAAGAATGGAATTGCTATCAAAAATTTACCCCAGAAATAGTTATAAATCAATTTAATCAAGTATTTTTATGAATTTAGATATAGTTAAAAATTATTTTATTCCTAGTAGAATTTTAGATATAGGAGCTAATGTTGGAGGATGGTATGCTCAATGTAAACAAATTTTCCCAGAAAGTTATATATTTTCTATTGAAGCTAACGAAGAGTGTGAAACTACTTTAAAAAATGTTAATCCAAATTATTTTATTAAATTATTAACTAGAGAAAATAAAATATACCCTTTTTATACTAGTAACGTAATCTCAGGAACAGGAAATTCTATTTACAAAGAATTAACTCCATATTTCAATGAACAAAATACTAAAGTATTACAAAAACAAGGATACCCATTAGATGAAGTTTTTGATGAAAACGAAAAATTTGATCTTATAAAAATGGATGTCCAGGGAGCTGAATTAGATATCATACGCGGAGGAATTAAACTTTGTAAAAAAGCTAAAGGTATTCTTCTTGAAGTAGCTTTAAAAGAATATAATCAAAACTCCCCTCTTTATGATGAGGTAGTTGATTATATGAAATCTATAAATTTTACTAAATATGAAATTTTAAGTGATTTACCATATAATGGAGAAATTTACCACCAAGATATCCTTTTTATAAATGAAAATATTATACATAACTAATCACCTTGACATAGCTAATGCTAGTGGAGGATTTATTAATGATTACCAAAACGATCTTATATTTTATGGATTAAGAGAATTATTTGGTGATGATGTAGTAGACAGTACTCCAATAGTGTCACTTTATAAAGAATATGAAGGTAAAATTCCTACCCAAAATTTATGGGGTGGAATGACTGCATTCTGGCTAATTGGAGATAATAATATCGATAGAACTAATATTGAAGAAAAAATTAAGGATCAATACTATGATTTAATCATCTATGGTGCTATTAAACGTTGTAAAAATTATTATGATCTAGTTTCCAAACACTATCCACCTAATAAAGTTATATTGATTGATGGTAATGATGAATCTGATTTAGACCCCCTCTATGAAAAACACCTATATTTTAAACGTGAGTTAGTAGAAGATCATAAAAATTTATTACCTATCACATTTGGTATTCCAACTGATAAAGTAGCTATCCCTAATTTAAACAAAACCCAAGACTACGCTACATGCATTCCCGGACAACCTGAAACTTATGTTTTTAAATCGGAACAATCATATTTTGAAGATTATCAAAAATCCTATTATGGAGTTACTACAAAAAAAGCAGGGTGGGACTGTATGAGACACTATGAAATTTTAGGAAACTATTGTATCCCTTATTTTGTTGGTCTAGAAGATTGTCCTAAAAATACCTTAGCTAATTTACCTAAGGAATTACTCTTAGAAGCTAAAAATTTAACAGAAAACTTTGATGAACAAAAATACTTTAGTATATTAAATGAGTTATTTGATTATACTAAAAATAATCTAACAACTAAAAATTTAGCAAACTATATATTATCTAAAATATGATTTCAAAAGAAAACATCCAATCATTAGTAGGCAATCATGTATCCCCATACATTTATAATGCCAAAACATTTAAACCAGGTGAAACACCTATTTACTACTCCGGTCCTTATTGGGACAATAAAGAAACTGAAGCAGCAATGGATGCTTTTTTAAATGGTAGATGGGTTACAACAGGAGAAAGTGTATTTAAGTTCGAAAGACAATTCGGAAAACGATTCAACACCAAATATTCCCACATGGTAAATTCCGGTTCATCAGCAAATCTAGTGTTGATAGCCGCCTTAAAACGACGATTTAATTGGGCAGATGACGATGAAATCATCGTATCCCCTGTAGGATTTGCAACTACAATTTCTGTAATACATCAACATAGACTTAAACCTGTGTTTGTTGATATTGAATGGGAAACATTAAATTTTGATTTAGATTTACTTGAACTAAAAATCACACCTAAAACAAAAGCAATATTTGTCTCTCCAGTATTAGGAAATCCACCAGATTTTGATCGTTTATTAGCTATTGCTGAAAAATATAACATTTTATTAGTAGGTGATAATTGTGATAGTTTAGGTTCTAAATGGGATGGAAAATATTTAAATGAATATTACGTAGCATTCTCAAATTCATTTTATCCTGCTCACCATATTTCAACAGGTGAAGGTGGAATGATTTGTACCAACGATGAAGCATTAAAAAAATTAATGGTTAGTATTTCATGGTGGGGTAGAGATTGTTATTGTGTAGGAGCCGCTAATTTAATGTCTTGTGGTACTTGTGGTAAACGATTTGATAAATGGTTAGATTCATATGATGGCATTATCGACCACAAATATGTTTTCTCTGAAATGGGTTATAATTTAAAACCACTAGATCTACAAGGTGCTATTGGAGTAGAACAATTAAAAAAATTAGATGAAATCGAAGCTAATCGTAGAACATCTAAAGAAACTTTAGAAAAAATATTTACAGATAATATCTCTGGCCTTAGAGCACCTAAAACATTAGATAAAGCTGATCCGTGTTGGTTTGGAACACCATTCATTTGTGAAAAAGAAGGATTAAAACATAAACTTGTTCAATATTTAGAAGATAATAAAATCCAAACACGAAATTATTTCGCAGGTAATATATTACTCCACCCAGGATATAGTTTCTTAGATGATTCATCAAAATATCCTGAAGCAAATAAAGTATTAGATAAAGTATTCTTTATTGGAGCAGCACCTCACTATACACAAGAAGTATTTGATTATATTGAGTCTGTTATTAAAAAGTTTAAGAATGACTGATTTACAATCTAGTATTAAAAAACAGGGTAAAATAGTAACCCAAATAATCCATTTTGTTGGAGGAGAAAAACGAACATTCGAAAACATCAAATCAGAATATATTAAACAAGGTCAATTTACTAAATTAATTACCCAAGATGGTAGAATGATTCTCATCAATGATAAAAATGTATTATGCATAGAAGTATTCCCAGAATCGTAATCTTAGGAGATGGATTATTAGGATCAGAAATCCACAAACAAACAGGTTGGGATATTGTATCAAGAAAAGAAAATAGTTTTGATATAACCCAACCTGATACGTTTTTTTCTCATTTTATAGATATATTTGAGGGGGTAATCGCTGCTAAAAAATATGATGTTATTGTAAATTGTGTAGCTAATACAAATACTTATGCTACTAACAAAGAAGAACATTGGAATGTAAATTATAAAGGTGTAGCTAATTTAGTTGATTTTTGCAATAAATGGGATATAAAATTAGTTCATATTTCAACAGATTATGTTTATACTAATTCAATAAATGAAGCCTCTGAAAATGATATTCCAATTCATGGTAATAATTGGTATTCATATACTAAATTATTAGGAGATGCTTACATTGAATTAAAATCTAACAATTACTTGATATGTAGAGGGACTCATAAATTAAAACCCTTCCCATATGATAAAGCTTGGATAGACCAGACAGGTAACTTTGATTATGTAGATACTATTTCCAAACTAATTATCCAACTAATCCAATTAGGCTCTACAGGGGTGTTTAATATAGGTACTCATGTAAAATCTATGTTTGAATTAGCTTCTCAAACAACTCCTGTAAAAGTAGCATTTCGTACCCCTGAGGTACCCGGAAACACAACAATGGATTTAAATAAATTAAACAATGCTCTTAAAGGAATTAATAAATAAATCAGTTTACGGGACTATTGGTTATATCAAATCTCAAGATGATATAAACACACTAGAATCCTATATTCTTTATAACCTTTTAGTTTTAAAAGAATTTAAACAAATAGTTATAGCTACAAACTATGGTTCACCATTCCAAATCCAAAATTCACAACTATGGAAAAAATATTTTCCTGAATGTGTCTTAATTGATTCTAGAGTAAATAGAGGTCATAATCATGGTTATACTGATTTAGATAATTTAGTATTTGATTGGTGTAAAGAAAATAATGAAGAATGGCTTTGTAAAGGAGCAAATGATGTTATTTTTAATAATTCTATTCTAAAAAAAGAAATTGATGATGCTGATTTCTATTACATGAATGGAATTGGATATGGTGGAATGATTAAATATGATTTTGACTTTAATCGAATCATCAATGAAGATTTTTATCCACAAACCAACTTTTACTTTATTAATATTTCAAAAACCGATTTCCTCAATGATAAAACATTTTTAGATGAAACATATCAATTTATTCAATCACTACCAAATTACAACGGAAGAATTTGGGAATATCTCCAGGGATGGAGCTGTGAAGACTTTTTAAAAAATTGCATAGAAAGAAATAATCTTACAAAATATCATTTGCTCCCTGAAGAAAAGTACTTATATTTATTACAAGTAATAAAAGATAATAATATACATGACTGTAGCCATAAAAATATAATGATAGAAGGAATATGCCATTTCCCATATAATGAACAACCAATAATAGAAATATGAAAATCATCTACCGAATCTCAGATGCAGGTTATAACAAAATAAAACCTGATTATATAGACAATGAAAAATGTCTACAAAATTTTTGTAATGTGTTCTATGACCATATCTATGATATCCATATTATCGCAGATAATTGTAGTAAATCCACAATGGATATGATCAATAAATATATTGATTCTGTAAATATTGAGAAAGTATCTATAGGACACGGTGCTGGAACATTTAATTTAGCATTAGATAAAGCATTAAAATGGGAAGATGATGAAATTGTTTATTTTGTAGAAAATGATTATATACACAAACAAAATTCTCCTGCTATTTTAGAAGAAGGATTTAATTTAGGAGCATCTTTTGTAGCACTATATGACCATCCTGACAAATATATGGATCCAATAGATGGAGGTAATCCATATTGTGAAGGTGGAGCAGAAGACACTCGAGTATATTTAACTGATTCTTGTCATTGGAAAATTACTAATTCAACAACAATGACTTTTGCTTCTAAAGTAAATACTTTAAAAAGAATAGAATCAAATCTTAGAAAATGGACTAACATGGGTCATTACCCCCAAGATTTCCAAATGTTTATAGAATTCCAAACCAATAATGAATTGTTAATTACCCCCATACCAGGATATTCAACTCACGGAGAAACAGCTTGGTTATCACCTTTAACAGATTGGAGTCAAGTATGATAAGTGTAATTATTACTACATATAAAGAACCCGAAGCATTAGATTTATGTTTACGTTCTGCTATTGAAGGGCAAAGAAATAAAAACCAAATAATAGTTGTGGTTGATGGTTTTTATGATATAAATAAAGAGATACTTAAAAAATATTCTGAACATATAGAAATTCTAAATTTAGAAGAAAATGTAGGGATGATTAAAGCTATGAATTTAGGTCATTACAATGCTTCCCACGATTTAGTTTTCCATGTTCAAGACGATAATGTATTTCCACGATTTTGGGATACAACATTAGAAGAAGAATGGGAAGAAGGATCAGTAATCACTCCTAATCAAATTGAACCAACACCTTCAATATTTAAACAATTCCATATCAAGGATTTAGGACGTGACCCAAAAACTTTTGATTTAGAACAATTTTGGCAATATGATTACCATTATATCTCGGGGGATAAAAAAGAAGAATGTGGGTCAACATTCCCATTTTTAATTTCAAAATATGATTATTTAAAAATAGGAGGTTTTGATGAAACATATCCTGGTCCTTGGGTAGTAGATTGGGAATTCTTTATGAAATGCTCTCTTGCAGGACTAAAAATGATTAGAACATGGAATTGTCATTTTTATCATTTTGTATCTCTAGGAACATCCCCCACCAAAGAAAAACAATTAGAAAAAAAACAAATTGAACTTCATTGTTCGGAATATGCTAAATACAAATGGGGAAGTTATATTCACTCACACCCCGAAACAAACCAAAAATTTATATTATAATGGAAAAAATAGGAGTTATAGGACAAGGATTTGTTGGATCCGCAGTCCGTGAAGGAATGAAAAATTATTATGATGTTAGAACATTTGATACTAATGGCAATTGTAATGAACCATCCCTTAATGAATTAATTAGTCAAGTGAATGAAACATTTCTATGTGTACCTACTCCAATGCGCAAAAGTGGAGAATGTGATTTATCAATTGTAAAAGAATGTTTACAAGATATTTTAAACATAGTTGAGTATTATCAAAAAGAAAATTTTATAGTAATACTCAAGTCAACTATTCCACCGGGAACTACAGAAAAATTAAATCAAGAATTTAAAAATATTCAAATTGCTTTTAACCCGGAATTTTTAACTGAGGCAAATGCTGTTGAGGATTATAAAAACCAAAATAGAATAATTATAGGAGCAGATAGACCATATTCATCCCGTGTAAAACAAATATTTGCAAAAGCATTCCCAAAGGTGCCAATTATTAAAACATCATCAACTATAGCTGAAACAATTAAATATGTTACAAATACATTTTTATCAATGAAAGTTTCATATGCAAATGAGATATATCAATTATGTAATACTTTAGAAATTGATTATGATAAAGTAATTGAATATGCTCGATATGATGATAGATTAGGCAATTCACATTGGTCTGTTCCCGGACCCGATGGTGATTTAGGATTTGGAGGTCATTGTTTCCCTAAAGATATTGCTGCTTTGCAATATGTAATGAAAACACTAAATGTTGATTCAACAATGTTGGATTCAACTATTACAAAAAACGAAATGGTACGAACAGACAAAGATTGGGAAAAACAAATCGGACGTGCTGTCTCAAATAACTAAGCTTACTAACACACCACACACAATGAGCCTATATATATACTATAACAAACACGATAAAACTAAGGAACCCCAAGGTAAATTAGAGGCTATCAATTTAGAAGATGCCATTTTAATAGCATCACATATCAAAGATATGAATATACAAGATTTTTTAACAGTATTTAAAGTAGAAGAATGGAAGAGACGTTCAAAAAACTAAGTGAATTAATTGGAAAAGGCGGTAGAATAGAAGAGAGTGAAAAATCAATTAAACGTAAAAAGGAAAAATTCTTTTTAGATATAATTTCAATTTTATGTGAAATTGAGGCATACCAAAAAATATCTGAAAGTGTAGGAATAAGCCTTGTTAAATATGAGGATTTACATTTTCAAATAATTGAAGGATTGCTTGAAAAACAATATGGAGAATTAGAAAAAAACATAATTATATGGTGGGTATTTGAAAGCTTAAAAGAAAATGGTGAAGTTTACCCTTTAGTTTCAGAAGATGGAGTCAGACACATAATTAACACACCATTACAATTATACAAATTTTTAAAAAGATACGATGGAAAATAGAATATGCATTAAATGTCGAGAGACAATAAATCCCTTAAGAATAAAAGCATTGCCAACAGCAAAAACATGTGTTGAATGTTCAACTACTGGAGCAAAACGAGGAGTACCAATGATGTTTGGTGAAAAAGATCACACGTGGACAGATATTGTTTTAATGGAACCTGAACAATATGATGTGTATGAAAAGCATCAACAAAATTACTTTAAGGACTCTAAAGTTGAGATGCTTGATTTTGAAAAAGAAGATGCTAAAAATGAAGAGGATATTGACTTTGACAATATAATGTAAAAATGGCTCACGCAAAACCTATATCAAAAGAGGATGTACTGCGGGCAATGAAACAAACCCGTTCAGTTTTATCAGCGGCTCGTTATTTAAATTGTTCATATCAGCATCTAAAGCCGTTTATGAAGGCATATAAAGATGAGGAAACAGGATTGTCTTTATTTGATTTACATAAAAACCAATGTGGAAAAGGTATTCCAAAATTTATGAGCAATCATCCTTTTGGGAGAAAACAACCTGCTATTGAGGATATTGTAAATGGAACAGCAGACGCTTCGTCCTTTTCACCAGATAAACTAAAGTTTAGGATGGTGGAGGCCGGATATATGATAGAGGAATGTTATTGGTGTGGGTTCAATGAAAAAAGAGAGGTTGATGGTAAGATTCCTGTAATTATGTTTTTTAAAGATGGAAATAAACACAATTTTAGAGATGGTAACCCACAATTATCGTGTTATAACTGCTATTTTATACGTTTAGGCAACGTTTTTACTGAGCGAGACATGGAGTCCATGGAAGGCCATCAGACCGTTTATAAAACCACGGAAATGATTGATTTTAAATTAGATGATTACCATATGAGAAAACTGGAGGAGTTAGGGGGCAATGAAAGTAGAGTTGAAAGTGACCCATATGCTTTAGTTTCAAGGAAAAAGTAATATTTATGATCAAAATATTATGTCTAAATCTAAAAAAGAAGGTAAACCTAAAAGAAACAGTGT